TAAGTCAACGGTCACGACCGCTGGCGATGTGATCTACGCAACTGGCTCGGCTGCCGTCGCTCGACTTGGCATTGGTACGGCTGGGCAGGTACTCACGGTCAACTCAGGAGCTACGGCACCACAATGGTCAACGGCCGCAAGCGGTGGAGTGACATCCGTCACCGGAACTGCGCCTATCGTTTCTAGCGGTGGAGCTACGCCAGCCATTAGCGTCACAGCCGCATCAACTTCAGCCGCAGGCGTCGTGCAGCTCAGCGATTCGGTCAGCACTACGAGCAGCGTGCTTGCGGCGACTCCGACTGCCGTCAAAACTGCGTATGACATTGCAACGGCAGGGTGGGAAGCGTTCAACTTTGGATCAAGTGGAGTCATTGGTACACATCCAAGATTTTTATTGACCAGGACACTGACCTTGACTAGTGGAACTATTTTTTTCAGTCGACTGGTTCCTCACAAGACGGTTTCTATCTCTAACATTGCAATGAACGGATCTGGCGCCACTGGTTCACCAACGACGGTGCGTTTTGGACTTTATACAAGAAGCGGCACAACAATGACTTTGGTCGCTCGCACAGCAAATGACACCAACATCTTTAGTGCGACAGATACTAAATACACACGAGCGCTTGATACGACCGGTGGGTACCCTGCTAGTTACACAGTCAACGCAGGTACTGATTATTGGGTTGCTGTAATCTTTGTTGGAACAACTGCGCCAACGATCTCCCAAGCCCTTGACAGATCCGCAGCAAATACTGCCACTGGATCTCAACAGTATTCAAAAACAAGTCAAAGTGACCTTGGTGCAACGGTGACTACGGTCACTGTTGCAGCATCTTTAGCAGGTTTCTACGCGGAGTTATCCTGATGCCAGTGATCACTGACGCGCCATACTTAGACGAGCAGACTGGTATGCTCACCGAGATCGTCCGAGACGCAGAGACTGGCGAGATCATTGGCAAGAACGAGCGCATGCCTGAGGAGGCCCCAGAGTGACTGACCTAACAATCCTTGATGCCATCGCCGACCAGCTCGCCTCAGTGAATCCGCCTGCCGGATACACGCTCAGGAAGGTCTACGCCACGCCGCCAGAGAACCTGCCGACCACGCCTTCGATCGTTCTCTTCCCAGGCGGCGATCAGATCAGCATCGGCAACGGCAACCGCACCACGGTGCTGACGGTCAACATCGTCATCTACCTGCTACCCATTCCACGGATGGATGAGAAGTACCGTGACCTCTACACTTGGCGAGCGTGGCTACGCACCGTGTTCGATGGAGCGGTGACCATTAGTGGAAACGCAGCGCAGGTGGCAGTCACCGGTACTACACTCGGCACAGATACTTACGCCGATCAGGACTACCTGACGGTTCAGGCAGCTGCGGAAGTCACGGTGCTAGACACCGTGGCGTTCACCGCCTAGAGCAAGGAGAACTTAGATGGCAACCTTCGGCGCAAAGGCTCTGACGCGAATCGCTACCGGCTCGCAGTCTGCTTTCGGCACGGCCGCTGCAATCGGAACCGCAGTTGGCGAGATCCTGTTCAACGAGACGATCGGTTCGCTCGACCTGGGCGTGACCGTTGATCTTGGTGAGACCATCTCCGTTGGCAAGCGCACCGCCATTCAGGCGAATCAGCCAACCATCACCGGCAAGGCTCCAATCCTAACCATCGCTGAGGGTCCTGCTTCAATGCGAACCCTTCCGCTGATCTTTGATGCCATCGGCGCAAGCACCACAGGCTCAGGCCCATACACCTGGACTTGGTCGCCAACGCAGGGCGATGTCGACACGCTGGTCTTCTACTCCTTCCTTGTTGAGGATGGCGTGCAAAAGTATCTCGTGCGCGACGCTGCCCCAACCGAGATTACGATGTCAGCAGACGCAACAGGGCTGCTCCAGGCTGGTGCAACCTTCGCTGCTACGACGGCTGCGACTTCAGCGCTTGCCTTCCCTACCGCGATCAACACCAATCAGTTTGTGCCAGGGCGCTTGATGCGTATGGGTACGGTCGCTAAGTTCCCAACAAAGCGTCAGACAATCACCAATGCTGCCCAGACCACTACTGTGGCTACCATCACAACTGCCGCAGCTCACGGATACAGCGTGAGCGATGTTGTCAGCGTTGCAATGCTGACAGGTCCAACCGGCTTTGCAACCATCAACGGAACCTACACGGTTGCGAGCGTGCCAACCAGCACGACCTTCACTTACACGGTGCCAACCGGCACGATTACGACAGGCGCAGCCACAGGCTCGGTCATTCTTGGAACCGACTACGCCTCCATCTACAACTTCAACCTGTCGATTATGACTGGCGTTGGGATGGTCACGGCGCTAGACGGCAGCCTGACGGCCGCAACCGCCGCGCTGACCGGAGTGCTTGATGCGACGCTGACCTTCACGGTGGCGAGCAACACAGCTGCTGGCACATCCTTCCCAATCACCGACATTGCCACGCAGAAGTACCTGCGCCTCAATGCTCAGACAACCGACAGCTACGGCGTAGCGATTCTCGGCTCGTGGGAGATTGAGAACATCGTTCCGCTGTCAGCGGATAACGAAGGCGTGGTCGTGAATGAAGTGACCTGCCGACTGGCGTACGACACGACCTCAGGCAAGTCGCTTGAGATCGTGATCGACTCGCCACTGGCAACAGCGCCATAAAGCACAGCGCCTAGGGCGCTAGTAGGAGGATCAATATGGACACAGTAAAGATCGAACTAGACGGCGCGTTTGCCGGTTGGATCATTGAGCTGCGACGCAATGTAAGCGCTCGCATCCTGATCGACCTACAGGGCGACACGGCCGTCCAGTTCGCAGCCTTCGCTAAGTTGGTTGTGAGCCACAACTTCAAGGACATTGAAGGCAACGCAGCCAATGACATCCTTGACGCTCCAGTCGCTGCTATCACAGCATCAATGGAGAAGTGGGCAACCGCAATCTCAGCACTCCCAAACGCGTAAGGCTGGAAGCCAAGCGACTGTCGATCGGACAGTCAGTCGTGGTAACCAGCCCAGAGATCATCGCGCACACACTTGGCACCGCCTACGGAGTGCCACCTTGGGAGATACTGAAGACCGCAACCGCTGAAGACCTAATGACCTATTGGGGTCTGTATTGCGAGATTCAACCAAGGAGCAAGTAAGTGGCTAAGGCTGCCGTAGAGATCGAACTCCAGGGCAATGTCCGCGCTGAGGCTGAAGCGCTCCAGAAGGCATTCCTCAACTCTCTCGGCTGGAAGGGCGTTCGCAAGCTAGAGCAGTTCGCCACGGTGAACGCAGCTCGCGCCCTTGCTAAGCCGGTACGAGAGAAGGCTCCACGAGATGTCGGCGGACTTGCTAAGAGCGTGCGCGGCCGTCGCTCACGCATCACTCGACCAGGCGCAATCGTCGGTCCTGTCGCTGGGAAGAAGCACGCCTGGTACGCGTGGTTCGTGGTCAAGGGAACCAAGCCGCACACCATCCCAAAGGTGACTGCCGCCAACCTGTTCTCTGATCGCAAGTTTATTGAGCATCCAGGAACTCGTGGCAGCAACTTCGTGATTGAGGCCGTAGAGGCTAATATCCAACTAGCCAAGGACGCGATGTCTAAGACCATCGTGCTCTTGCTCAACGACGAGGCGATGCGCGCCAAGGTACTCGGTCTAGAGATTGAGTATGCCAACGGCACGGCGACTAAGTTCCAACAGGAGCAGTCGCTCCGCCAATGGAACAAGCCAGACTTTGTCGGCCCACTCACCCCTCTCCAGTCTGAAGGCAAGCGCCGCCGAGAAGCAAGCGACAAGGTCAAGGCAATCGCCACCTTGGCACGAGCAAATCGACTCAGGGCAGATGCAGCGGTATTCGGCATCTCGCCAAATATGTCCAACCTGCGAACAGGGTAGGAGTAAGCAATGGCTAACATCGCAGTCAATGCAACGATTAGCGCTCGTGATGCCGCGTCTAAAAACATCAAGACGGTCAACAAGGCGCTTGGCACTCTTGGCAATACTGCCAGCCAGATCGGCGCAGACTTCCGCAAGGTGGCGCTGGGTATTGCCGGTGTAGCCGCAGGCGTTGGCGCGTTCACCGTCTCGGCGATCAAGGGTGCAGCAGCAGACGAAGCCGCCACCGCAAAGCTGACCGCAGCCCTCAAGGCGCGTAAGCTCGGTACTGATAGCGTTCTGGCTGCGGTAGAGCGGCAGATCCTTGCCGGTCAGAAACTTGCCTTCACCGACGATGAGGTCCGCGCATCGATTGAGGCAAGCACGCGATTTACCAAGAACTATTCTCAGGCGACAAAGATTCAGAATGTGGCGATGGAGTTGGCTCGCTCCACCGGTATGTCTCTTGCAGATGCAACGATTGCAGTTGGTAAGGCATATCAAGGCAACGGCGGCAAATTGCTCAAGACACTCGGCATCAACGCCAAGGTCATCAAGGGTCAGGCGGCACTCAACGCGATCCTTGGCAAGACAAAGGGCAGCGCAGCCGCATACGCAAACACGCTAGAGGGGTCGTTCAGCGTCGTATCAATCCAGGCGGCAGAACTAAAAGAGCAGTTTGGCGCGGCGTTCCTCCCAGCCGTCACCAAACTCTTCAAGGGGCTGGCTCCGTATATGGATCGTTTCTCTGGAATCATTACCGCGATGACTCCGAAACTCCAGCGCTTCGCTGACCAGCTCGTCACCAAGATCCTGGACAAACTGCCAATGCTTATGGGTCAGTTCGAGGCTGAGTTCCCTAAGGCAATCATCAAGGTTGAGCAGTTTATTGACAAGATCGCCGGTATCGGTAAGGGCGCTGATGATCTGCTCGGACCAGGCGGTTCTATCACCTTGCTGGTCACCGGCATCGGCGCAGCCTTTGGTGGACTCAAGGGCGCGATCACCGCAAACTTGGTCAAGGATGGGATGGACCCATTCACCGCGCTCGTTGTTGCCAACATCGCCGCGCAGATCCCTGCGTCACTTGCAGCTGCGCTGACAGGCTCGATTGTCAATCAAGCTATTGCTGCCTATGCTGCGAAGATGGCTGCGGCTACTGTCACAACAACTGTTGCTGGTGGTGCAGGAGGCGTTGTTGGAGGTATCGCGGCAGGTGCTGGCGGCACGGTTGCGACTGGAGCCGCAAGCGCCGCTGGAGTTTCAGCAGGAGTTGTTGCTGGATCACTTGCTCTCCCAATCGCCATCCCTCTTGCACTGAAGGCTCTTGGATTCGGTGAAGGTTCGCTCGCCGTCTCAGGTATGGACCCTGCAATGGTTGCCGCTGCAAAGGCTGGAACTACTAACAACATCTACATCGGTACAGGCAAAGTGGACACTGTCGTGACCGACTCGATCAACCGAACAGGCACCTTCAAGCGCGGCCGCTAAATGGCGAATCCGTTCACGCTGATCGTCGCAGGAGTCACAGGGGCAGGAGCCGGTGGCGACCTGCTCACACTTCCAGCTCCAGCCTCTACGACCGTTCCCTATGTTGATCTCGGCAGCCTCACGCTGACGATGTCTGGCGACGGCGGCGGTGGCTCAATGACCTTTGATGTGATTGAGACCAAGACTCCGAGCGGCACGACACCGTGGTGGCGTTCAGGTGGGGTCTATGACAATGCGCGTGTTCAGTTCTTTGATAGCCGCTACAGCGCGACC